CTTCAAATAATGACGGCAGAAGAAAATATGAATAAAAGTAACAAATTTACTGATGATTAAAGGTTGCATCCTACCATGGATTCATATGCATGGAAACATACAAGGCAAATATAAAGTTTGTTGCTTTTCTGAGGGTTCTATAGATAAAACTACTTATAACTTAGGAGACTCTTCGGAGTCTCCTATTTCTGTATGGAAAAGTGAAGAATATCAAAATGTTAGGGAGACCTTCCTAGATGGCGGAGTACCTGCGCAATGTGAATCTATTTGTTACAGTAAAGAAGCTAGTAGCGTGAGTCCTAGAATGGAGGTCAATAATCGTTGGAAAGATTATGATTATCTTCAAAATGTGCCTTTACAAATGCCTAAGTATATAGATATACGATTTAGTAACATATGTAATTTTAAATGTAGAATGTGTGGTCCTGAGATATCTACTAGATGGGCACAAGAATTAGGACGTAAAGAAGTATTAATTGATAATTGGTCGGATAATGAAGTATTATGGAATGATTTACCTAAGATATTACCTCACGTTGTGGAAATATATTTTGCAGGAGGAGAGCCCTTAATGGCTAAGGGACATCTAAAATTATTGAATTGGTTAATTGATAATAACTTTACCAAACTACGTTTGACTTACAACACCAATCTTAGTATACTTCCTGACACTAAAGACTTTATCAGTATGTGGGATAAATTTGATGAAGTTACTATATGGCCTAGCTGTGATGGGTATAAAGAAGTTTCTGAATATATAAGAACAGGTTTCGATTGGGACACTTTTAACAAAGGATGTGAAACATACGGTAGCAGGATCAAAACTATTAGTTCTGTAGTTAATGTGTATTCATTATTCAGTATGCCAAAATTAGTCATGTGGGGTAAAACACATAATCTTTATATACATGGAACTACTCAGATAAACCCTAATTTTCAATCAATACAAATTTTATCAAAAGATAAAAAAGTATTGGCTAGAAGTATGTACGAAAGATTTTTATCTACTTTCAAAGGAGTGGTCGATCCTGAAACAGCTGATAGCATGATGGATTGGATTAAGTTCATGGAAGCTGAGGATCTATCTTATCTTTCGAAAGCATTTAAAGCTTATAATATGAATTTGGATGAAAAAAGAAATTCAGATTTTTCAAAAACTTTTCCAGAATTAAGAGATTGGTATGAACAAATATCGTAAATATATGGAGTACAAACATGACTATATGGGCATTAACTGTATTTCACTTATAGATCAAATATACAAAGAAGAACTAGGCATAACTCATTTTGACACTTTATGGAAGATACTAGATTTTCCTGAAGGTAAGGCTAATATGGGTAGAGCGTGGATTAAGAAGGTCACTTTTGAGAAAATTGATGAGTGGGCAACCCAATATGCTAAGAAAGTAAGTTTGACAAAAGCACGAGAATATGATGTAATAGTGTTTAAGTCCCGAAGTGGAAGACCTTTTCATTTTGGCATGTGTATTGGAGGGGGGAGATTTATACACGTTCAACAGGATTCTTATGTGATGATTGATTACATAACGTCTTGGATTGATAGTGTTCATCTCGTATATAGAAGCAATGAAATGGTATGATAAATATATAGGGCTACCCTATTATCACCTTGGATTTAGTCCTGAGAAGGGCATTGATTGCTTCAACCTTATTACCTATCTTTATAGAGAAGAACTAGGTATAGATATCCCCTACAAAACCGGAGACTTTTGCAAAGTCGTTGATGAGCATTGGTACACAGTGCTTCACAAAAGTCCTTTTGACCTACTACCTGAATGGGGGTGGGAAGAGATTGAAGAACCAGAGCTTTATTCTGTTATTTTAATGACTCTTGGATCAGCTAACGTAATGAATCATTGTGCTATGTACATAGAAAAAGATAAGATTCTACATACTATGGCAGGGCATAAATCGTGGATAGCCCCTTATGGGCGGCACTATAAACAGTACACAAACAAGGTATATAAATGGGCAGGTATGAACAATTAATAACAGATATGAAAGCGCACGCATATGAGGAAAATCCTAAAGAATGCTGTGGTATCATAACTAATAACTTCGAGTATGTACGAGCTAAAAATTTAAGTATTGATCCTGAAAATACTTTTGTACTAGACCCAAAGATACTAATAGAATATGACGAAAACTGTTGGGGAATATTTCATTCTCACCCTGACGAGGATTTTCCCTATCCAAGTGATGGAGATAAATTAGGAGCAGTACACTCTCAGTACAAATTTATAGTAGGATACAATATGTACTTTATGTACTGGGTCGATCAGAAAAACAATTTACTACTATTCGATGAATTTAGGGAAGAACATTTATGCAAGTAACTATTAAGGTACACTCGACTCTTCGAGAATATACTAATAACTTAGCTACCATGACTTTTAAAGCGGCAGATTTTTCTGACGTTATTAGTGCATTAACTAACCAATTTCCTAAAATGCGTAAGTACATGAACACTATTGAAGTATCTGGGAATCCTGAAAATATTGCTTTCTATGATATCAATAAAGACCCAGTTACTCGTGATCATATGTTACTTAATAAAATAACATCTAAACATAAAGAATTATATTTAGTTCCTATGGTTTATGGTGCTGGCGGTAATACGGGTACTTTCTTAGCTATTGCTGCTATCGTAGCTGTAGGAGTAATGACAGGTGGTTTTGGCCTTTCTGCTGCTCCTGCTCTTGCCAGTGTTGGCCCTGGACTGATGGCCTTAGCACCTGCTGCCACTAGTGGTGGATTTTTTGCAGGCATTGCAGGTAAAATGTTAACTTCTGTAGCAATTAACTTAGCTTTAGGGTTTGTATCTAGATTATTCTCCAAAACTCCAAAGAAACAAGAAGCTACTCCTAAGGATTCAGAAACTCGTAAAGATAATAATATATTTGGCAGTTTAGCCAATACTACTTCCACACAAACTCCTGTAGCATTAATTTATGGACTAACTAGAGCTTCTGGACAGTTTATTAGTGGTTACCTTGAGACTATACACCATACTAAAGACGAAGAAGTAGAAGTTAGGGACTTTATATCATACTAATATGACAAAACAAATTTTAATCACAGGTGAAAAGGGTGGTTGCTTTGCTCGCGGTACTAAGATTAGTACACCTACAGGATATATCTTAATTGAAGATATTATTACTGGGGACGAAGTTATGTCTTTCAACTCAGAAGGACAATCTGTTATAGGATTAGTAACAGATACGTTTTACCATGAATATGATAAGGTTATTAGAATAGAAGCTTGGGATACTGAATTATTAGTTACTCCAAATCATTGGGTATTGAATGAATATAATAAATTTGTAGAGATTGGTACTTTAGAAGTCGATGACGCACTAATTACTGAAGAAAACTATCCTTGTCCCATAATGTCTATAACAGATGAAATTCCTCAGGAAACATTTAACTTCACTGTAGACATACATCATACATACATCGCTAACGGGATTAAAGTACATAACAAGGGCGGCGGTAAAGGTGGTGGTGGTGCACAATATGCTCCTACCGAAACACCTAATAATTTATTTTCTACTGATATCCTATTCTTAACTACGGCTTTAGGAGAAGGACCTCTATATAGAATTAATCCTAATGGTCCTATAGATATTGAACTTAATGACGGTTTTATTGATGATCTTATTGACGATGATGGTAACGAGGATGCAGCTAACTTCAGATCATTGACTACAAACGGTACTATACATCAAGCACCTTTAGGTATTTTCGGTGATAGGGTAGTTACGCCACAATCTATGTCCTCTACAGTTAGGTTAAAGAAGGGTAACTTATCTTCTATACCTCGTGCAGCTGTTACCTTACAGAATACTAGTATTACTGGGTGGGATGCTTTATCTTTCAGACTTAGAGTTAACGTACTATTACAGACTACAGATAAGGGAGATATTTTAGACCATACCGTAACCTATAAGATAACCTTATATGATAATACTGGAACAGATATTATTACTAGCTCTGAGAAAGTAATATCGGGCAAGACTAATACCCCTTATAAGACTACTAACTTAATAGTTATTCCTGATGAAAAAAAAGACCCACTAGGTTACAGGTTTACTGTAGAAAAAATATCAGATGATAGTGAATCTTCGCGTTTCAGAGATGATATTAGTTTTGAAGGCTGGGATGAGATTGAATTTGATGATATGGCCTATCCTAGAACAGCCTTAATAGGCTATGCTATACGTTCTAATGCTGAGTACGCGGGGACAATACCTACATTTACTTCTATGGTTAAAGGATTGGTAGTTAAAGTTCCAAGTAATTTTAATCAACCTATTATTGAAAACGGTGATATAGATTGGAGATATCTAGAAATTGCGGATTCTGGGGATAGTGGGTATCCTACTACAGGATATTACCTACAAAAATCAGGCACTGATGTGGTGTTAACAGACGCTAATCCCGTTCTGTATGAAGGCGTATGGGACGGTACTTTTGTAAATGCATGGACGCAGAATCCTGTATGGATTATATATGATTTATTAACTAATACGTCTTATGGATTAGGTATTTCTGAAGACTATATAGATAAGTATAATTTCTATAGAGCGGCAGTTTACTGTGACGCTTGTGATATCACTACCGGACAATACCTTGGTGTAGATGGCTACGCTAATAGTACTTATCAGCACAAAGCTAGAAATACGCACACAGGAGTTAAAGATAAGCTTTCTGGGCTTAACGCTTCGATACAAATTAAAGAACGTCGTTTCATAACTAACTTAATTATAGCTAGTGAGGCTTCTGTTATTAGCATAGTAAATCAAGTTACTTCAACCATTAGAGCAGTTCCTACATACTACAAAGGTAAAATTATCCTAAATATGGATTTACCTGATGAGCTACCTATTGCAGTATTTAATGAGACTAATATAGTTAAGGATTCTTTCACTATATTCGGTAGTAAAGAAAGCGACGTCATATCCGCTATAGACGTAACCTTTGTCGATCCTACTAATCATTACAAACGAGAAACTATTAGAGTAGAAGACCCTCGCGCCCTTATAGACCAGAATCAAATAGAAAAGGTTGATTCTGTTAACTTAGAAGGAGTAGATAGAAGAAGTCAATCTATGCGATTCGGACAATATTCTATAGCTGCTAGTAAGTATTTAAGAAGATTTGCTACCTTTGCTACAGGATCAGAAGCTTCTGAATTGCCTGTAGGAGCCATAATTGCAGTTCAAATGAAAACTCAAGGTGTTGCGTATGGTTTTGGAGGTAGAATAACCGCTAATTCTGTAGTTAGTGAACAAAATGTTTATGTAGAGCATTTCACTTCTCCCGCAATTACTGCATCTACCTTTACTGCTAATACTCTACCTCTTGCCTTGAGAATAATTAAAGGTAAAGATAATAGAGTTGATTCTTACCTATTAAGTAATGTACTTTATGACCTATCTAGTACAGGTAATGTAGAAGCAGGAGCAGACTTTGGTCGTTTCAATGTAATTCAAAAATTCAATCCACATACTAAAGAGTATAGCACTACTAACGTTGCTTTTACTGCGGACACTATTCCTCAGGTTGGAGACCTGTGGGCTTTGGGGGAAGTTAACCCTGACAACCATTATACTGCTACCTCTGATAAACTATTCAAAGTAACTAAAATCGCTAGAGATACTGATGAAGAGGTAACGGTTACGGGCGTAGAGTACGTTAGTAATGTATATACTGACTCAGATACCATTATTAATTACACCCCTACTGCTTACGTCGATACTTTTAGCCAATTAGTTGCTCCGCCTGAGCCTATTTTACAGATCGACTCTTATCCAGTAAGAAGTTCTGACGGTTCTGTTAGTGTTAATCTTCAAGTGGATAGTTATACTGATACTACAGGATATCCTTCTGCCTTTCAAACTAATTATGAATTAGCTAAGCCCGATGACTACTACTATGTCACTTCTTCTCAAGTTGTAGACTCTGGATTACAGATTACCTCTACTAGTAATATTGACGATGTAGTTCCTAATACTGCTATTAGTATTATTGGAAAGAATGGCTTTACTTCACGATTAGGAGTAATTCCTCTACTATGTAATGCTTATGTAGGAGTAGACGAAGTAGGTGGTGTGAGCCAAAATATCGAATTCCAAGTACCTAGTTTAAATTCTGTATTTGACGATAATTTCTTTAAGCACGTACTAGCCACTAATGATTCTAGTTTTAATGGGCTAAAAGGTGACGACTATGCTTCTATCCCTGTTAAAGAAAAATCTAATACTTCAGGGCTTCTAAACTTCGTAGGATATAGGTCTGACTTAACTAAGTTTAGTTCTAATATAGTATCCTACGACTTAAATACAAATACATTAAAAATTAATAATTCACTTGCTAACGATGGTACTCAATTGTTAACTGCAGTCGACTCTTCTCCGTTCTACTTAGAAATAGCTCAAATACTATCAACTGAGCATTTTTCTAATAATGTAGTTTATTTAGAGGGTAGTAAACAAACTAGGATTTATAATAATACTATTCCTGTTTCAAGTGGCTCTTTTACACAACCACTAAATAATCCTGCTAGAACCTTATCTGATGTAAGAGTATTTATTGATGGATTATTACATAATCCTAGCGAGTACACAGGTACTCTTAGCAATTCTAATATTGTTGTTAGTAATTTATCAGGATCAGAAACAGATATTAGAGTAGAAGTTGATGAATATAATGTACCTATTATAGAGCAAGGAGATAATGTTGCTCTATACTCTGGTAATACTTACGCTATTGCTAATACTAGTTATGACTCTGGGGATGCTTACTATAACGCCCATCTAACAGCTAATCATATTTATAAAGTTAAATTTGCAAGCCCACTAACGGGTAATGTTAGTGGAACTACTGCTATTAATATTTCTAAAGATTTACTACCAGGTAAAATCGGTAATGTAACTATAGGTGCCAGAACTTTGACAATTGATTATCCCGTAGACCAAGGTAATTTTAGATTAGCTAATAATAACGTTTATCAAGTAGCGCTAAGTAGTACTTTTGAAGCACTATCTTTAAGTAGTGATAAAACTATTAAAGATCTAAATGAAGGATTACACATAGTTAGAGCTTATAATGTAAATAGTAATAGTAGAAGAAGTAAGACAGTAAGTCAATCAATTATAATCAGTACTATTCCTATTTCGAGAGTTGAAGGACTAAAGTTAGTAGAAACTTTATATAGAGACACAACTGTAGGAGTATCTTCTAGAGTAACTGTTGTATTTGATCACATTGTGGCACAAGAAGTTACCGACTATGAAGTGTCCTATAAATTATCCGGCGTTGATACCGACGATGATCTAACTGACTCTGTAACAGGATTCAACTTAACTACCTTTAACACGGTAAAGTTACCGGCTACCGGAGTAGATTCTGAAGGTCATATGAACTTTACTATTAATAACCTAGAAGGACAAGTAAGTGGGATACCTACTAAAGTTATAGTACAAGTAACTCCTCTTAATAAGCAAATAACGGGTACTACTTCTATTATTGAATTGGACCTACTAGGCAAGACTGCCCAACCCTTAAATATTAAAAATTTGACAGGTGGTCAAGTTGGTGATACAGTTAATTTACTTTGGGATTATTATAGAAATGACGCTGGAGAATTTAGGGATCTTGACTTAAAAGAAGTAGTAGTTAGAAGAGTTCCCGGAGCTGTAGCTTCTAGTACTTATGGTACTGCTTTTAGCACCGCTTCTAGTGTAGCTATAATCAGTGCTGGATCGACGAGAAAAGTTGTACAAATAGATAGCTACGGTATTCATACCTATTTAGCTAAGACCAGAGATACTAGCGGTAACTATAGTTCAGATACTGTTGGGGTAGCAGTTACTACTACAGCACCAGAAAACGCTAATGTTTTCAAAACTTGGAGCGAAGACACTCCTACAGGTAATGTATTTGTAGGAATACCTAATGATAACTATCAAAATGGTATATATGAAAGTTTAGCTAATTCTGATAATGGCGGCTTTAGTTATGCAGCAGACCCTTATAGTGGGGGCGTGCCTTCTACCCCAACTGAGAATAGTAATGGTACTTCTACGGGACTAGCAGTAGTCATAGGAACACCAACGGATTTAACTACAGAAAGTAATGGTATATACCAAACAAGTATTCGTGATGTTGGTAGAAGTTTAACAGGTTCTATATATGTCAACGTACAGGCTTCGGTAGCTACTGTAGATACTTATAATGATTTTAGAATAACTATAGCTTCGGGCGCAACAGGTGATCCTGAGGCACTAAGTGCTACAGCTAATATTCTTATAGATAGTAATACTGGTGGTGCTCAAGGAATTGGGACATTATTAGGATACTCTAATGCTAATGCAGCAGCAGTTACTTATAGTACTATTAACAGAACATTACAAAGTGGTGGTAGTTTAGGTAATGTATACGCTATATGGAATGAAGGCCAACATACTGGAGATGTTTCTAATTCTAACTCATATGCGCTAATTGCAGGCGTAGTTAACGCTAATGCTATAGTATTAGGCGAAACTTTCTATGCTAATGGTGTAGCTACAGGGGGTAATACCTTCGCTAACTTAACCACAAGTTCTGGTAGTTACAAGTTAGTAAACTTAGAACAATTTGGAGATGCGGCCGGTATAGGTACTTTTGAAGGGTCACCCACAGCAGTATCTAGTGTAATTAAGATTAGAACTTCTGATACAGACCCTAATGCTTGGGCTAATGGTAACACTGATATTAGTGTATTCGCTGCTTCATCAGTAGATGACGGCTTCCAAGTATTTAGCACTGGTAGTAGAACTTTTAGATACTTCCAACTATTATACGAAATTAACAATAGTAATCCTTCTCTATATAATTATACTATAGATAGCTTTAATTACTATGTAACTCTGGATCAAAAAACCTTTAATGACACTTATGCTTATGCTCCTGATAGTACAGGTAATCAAGCAGTTAATTACGCTAATGTAGGATTTATTAATAATCCTCAGATTGCTGTGTCAATAGTAAACCCAAGTAACGCACTAGCTATCCCTACCCATGTGATAATGAGTGCAGATCAAAACGAAAGCAATATAAGACTATATTATTCATCAAATGCTACTCTAGTTGAGTCAGGCGCGATGTTTACTTTTATAGCTACAGGAATATAACAATATGGCATTAGGAAATAGTAATACATTTCAATTACCAAGCGCAGGAACCTCCTATGCTACGGCAAGGACACATGTAAATAATTCTCTTAGAGCAACAATGCAGAATTTCTATTCTGACTCTGCGCCTACATTAGTTGGATTAAATATACAAAGCCCCCCAGGCTCTGCTCTAAGTATTTCTTCTGACGAAGAACTGAATGGTATAGGATTTAGAAGTTCTAAAACTAACGCTTTTTATATGTGGGATTCTGTACATCAAAAAGGTAACCCCGTTCATGGAGGTAATTGGACTAGGGTAGGGGTAGGACATAGAGTAGAAGCTACTTTAGCCGCAGCAGATTTCACTACGTATGAAATAGGAGAAACCTTCTTAACAGTAGTAGAAGCTGCTGGAGCAGCTAATGTACGAATGTACGCTAAATATGATAATGCTTCTGGTGTAACAGATATCGGATTACCTTCAGCACAAAGTGTTACTACTGCTATGATGCAAGATAGAGCAATATCTAATGTAAAAATTGCAGCTGTTACTATTAGTGAACACGAAATGGCAAGTAATGCTGTAACTAATGCAAAAATTGGTGTTAATACTATCTTTGCAGATAATATAGAAGATTTACAGGTTACTAGAAGTAAGTTAGCTAACTCAGAAAGAATACCTACTGGAGTAGTAATGCCTTACGCAGGTACTGCTGCCCCTACAGGGTGGTCAATATGTGATGGAAGTGCGATTAGTAGAACTACTTATGCTAATTTATTTTCAGTAACAAGTACTGCTTTTGGCGTAGGAGATGGATCAACTACTTTCAATATACCTAATCTTAGTGATAGATTATTATTAGGTAAAGGTTCTAATAATAGTAGTCTTGGTGCTACTACAGCAGCAATGTCTGCAAGTTCAACTAAAACTTCAACATCTGTTTCTATAAGTGCTCATAGTAATGTATCTACTCAATCTGTTTCTACAGGAGTTAAGGACGCATCATCAGTGACCGTTATTGGGGCATTAAACGATCATTCAGCTATTACAGTAGACACAGTATTTCCTACTGTAGTACTTAATATGATAATCAAACTTTAAGAGGAAATAATGGAATATATTAAATTTAATGCAATAGATATGGATAATAAGTTAGTTTACTGTGCTTATAGGTCTTTTACTACGTTAGAGAAAGGAGAGATGATACAAAAGTCTTTTCCTTATGACGCATTCATAGCAGTAGAGCCTAAAGTGGCTAAGTTAATGGAAGGATTAGTATATTCTATATACTTAGAACAGCCTAAGAATTATGATGAAAAGAAGTCTATGGATGGAAGCATAACAGGGCTAACAGATGAAGAAATAGATATTTGTGTAAAAATAGTTAAAAAAGCATGTATCGGAGAAGAGTACGACGACATATTAAAACCACCTTCTGTAGAAGAACAAGTGGAAGGTTTCTTGAAAGATTTTTACGAAGATGTAGATTCACCTTTAGAGACTAAGAATTATATGGAAGAGTTCTTTAATGATATATCTTTTAACGAGGATGATAAATAAATGAGTCTAAATAAAGTTACTGAAACTGTAATAGCAGCGAATGCTCTTAGCAATGCAAAGATAGCAAACTCAGCTATTCAGTCTAGACATATAAGTACTGGGGCTGTTACCGCTGAGCATTTAGCTAGTGCTATTAATGTAACTTCCGTATCTAGTAATGTAGCCATAGTAAACGCTAATCTTACCGCGTTGCAAGATAATGTAAATTCTTATGCGTCTACTACTAATTCTGCTTTAGACACTATTACCGCGAATTCAATTACTACTAATTCTAACATAGCATCAGTATTAAGTAATCAAATAGCTATAACTTCGGCTTTAGTAGATAATACTAACTCAGTGCAAGGTAACTTATCGGGATTAGCTGGGGGAGCTACCGCTTTTTCATCTGCTAAAACTTTTGAGCAGTCTGTAACTATTGAGGGTGACTTAGTAGTAATAGGTAATTCATCTGTCGTTGGATCAAATAATATATCTCTTAATGACTCTATTCTTCTACTAGCTAACAATCAAACAGGTGCCCCAGCTGTAGATTCTGGAATAATGGTAAATAGAGGCAGTTCTGCAAATGTAGCTGCTTATTGGGATGAGAGTGAGGATGTTTATACAGTAGGATTTACTAACACACCCGCTAATTCCACAATCATAATAGGCACAGGAACATCTTTAACTACAAGGTTAGATATTGTCGATGCCAGAATAATTACTAATGATAATGCTGCTATGGCTACACAAGGTAATGTAAATTCACTTAGTACTGCTGTAAATACTGTTACTGATAATGTAAACACTGTTAGTGGTAACGTAGCTAATGGCATGAGGCCCTTGTACAATACCGAAGTATCTAGCGGATCTAACGTATTTGGTGTAGGAACAGCTACTCCTACTAACTCTAGTAATATAACAGCTTATGCTGACGGAGTTATGCAGCCTACTCCTGCCGAGTGGATTTTTAATTCCGGTAACAATTCTATTCAATTTACAGACGCTACAGTAGCCTCAGGGATAACTATTGATATACAAGCCTGGTACATCTAATGAAAAAATATAGACAGGTTACTACTGAACTAACATTCAGATGTAACGCGGCGTGCCCTGCATGTCATAGAATTAAACCTTTACGTATTAATTTAAATGATAAATTATACACTATAACCTTAAAAAACTTTAAAAAGCTATTTTACCCTGAATTTCTACGAAATCTAGATTGGATGGTATTAAACGGTAATTTTGGTGATAGTATAATGAATAAAGAATTTCGTGAAATTATTTCTTATGTTAAGGAACATGATACTAGATTACTGATCCACACAAATGGAGGTGTTCATGACACTGACTACTGGACAGATGTAGGTAACATACTAACTAAAAGAGACATAATCAATTTTGATTTAGACGGATTAACTGACACTCATTCTTTATATCGAATTAATACTAATTTCGAAAAGGTACTATCAAACGCTAAAGCAGTAATAGCAACAGGCAATACGCAAGTACATTGGAAATATATTGTGTTTAGTCACAACGAACATCAAGTTGAAGAGGCCAAACAGATGGCTAAAGATTTGAATTTTACCACATTTAGCACAGTCAAGTCTAATCGAAGCCATAATCCTGCAACTAATCCAGAATATATACATATTAAGAGGAAAACAAACCTCGATGAGCTTCCTAAGAAGATCATTTGTAGTTGGGGAGATTACCCTAAATGGTATATATCACCAGAAGGATTAGTATTTAGATGCTGTTGGACTGGGGGACACTATTACGACAAAGATCAGAGTAAGTTTTTTTATCCTGAAAGTTACTCTGAAGTACTGAATGGATTTAATCATCCTATTGAAAAGATTTTAGCATCTAACTATTGGGATAAACTAGATCAATATTTACAAGGGTATGACAGAGCTTTTACTCTATGCCAGAACCAGTGTGGTAAGATAGTTAGTAGTATTGAAAAAACAGAAGAAAACTTTGAAACCAATTCAATTAAATTTAAGGGCAATAACGACCCTGATGGACAATAACATAAAGTTCAAAAATTATAGTTTGTAAACTATCAGATAGTTTACTATACTTAACGTAAGAATATATTATTCTGCTAGTTATAGACGGGATAAGTTAATTAATTAATTAAAAATTATATAGGAGATACACAAATGGCTCAAAAATTTGTACACAAAGTTAGCCCAGAGCTAACAGACGACGCTCAATATACAGCAGTATCAGAGATTCCAACAGTAGATTTAACCGCAGGTAGTACCGTATTATTATACCCAGGTACCTATGGAATGATCGCTGGTGCTTTCGCAGATATCGCATTTATTGGAGTAGGAAATAGAGACGATGTAGTTGTTGATGGCGGTGGTATTCGTTTAGATAACACAGCAACCAACGCTATTACCGTTGAGAATATGACCCTAAAGGGCAACTCATCTGTAGTTACAGGCGGCGGCGCAGCAGTTTATAAAGAAGGCATTGCAGCAGCAACTATTAAGTTAACTAACGTAGTTCTAGCTAATGCAGAATTCGGAGTTGTTAATGAAGCAACTACAGGCACTATGACTCTAAATGGTGTGGATGCAACTGGCGTTGATAAGTCAATCATGTCAAATGCAGCTGTAGAAGTTAACTTCAGTCAACTTAACACTGTAGCAAATGCATATTTCACCTCAGGTGGAGCAGGCGTTCCAGCCGTTACCGTACGAGCATCAACAGCTGGTGCAGCAAATGTTGGTAACACTACAGAAACAATTATAGCATTAATCAGCTAATAAAAGGAGATTTATATTATGGCTAAAAATGAAGTTACAGGCACAACCGCAGACCTAGCTGGTTCTTTCAGTCAAGAACCTGTTGCAGGCGGCGCAACTGCCAATCGTACATCAAATGAAGACCCAGTTGAGGGCGGACCAGATAGTCTTGAGAATACAGGTGTCTACAGTAGCAAGCCTAAGTTCAAGAAGGGCTCAGACGGTCAAAAGTTCTAAATAGAACTTAACCATTTACTAACATACGGGGCGCAGATGAAAATTTGCGCCCTACTTGTTTGTATAACCTTTTTAAATATTTCATCACTATCAGTTATATCAACACTTAAAAACACTAAGTCTTCTTGCTCTAGATTAGAGTAGTCGTAATCTAAGCCGTTACAGTGCTTAAACTGTATATCGTCACCTAATCCAGGCACAGACCCCAACAACTTATTACACACCTGAATACAGCTATTCTCAGTATCTAAACCTACTTGTTTGATATGAGAGTATTGCTTATGCACGTCGAACATACTGTAAGGATAATACCCACAGCCGACCATAACTAAGCTATGGGCTTCCCCAAATTTCCATCTAAATTTCTTATCACGAAGCGTTTGTATAATCCAAGCGTTGCGCTCTGCTGCCTTATAGGCTAACGATAAGTCTTTCTTTTCTATGAAGGTCTTAAGCATACTCCATTCAGTAAGCTGCATTTCTGCTTGTTTAATTATGATAGCATCTGAGGATTTCTTCTGCACTGTTTTTTGCTCCATTTAAATCAAAGTCACACTTAGAAGGGAAACTCTCATTATTAAGTATATAATCTATATCTTGTCCTATATCTGATAATTCAGCTACAGACCTAACTCTAAATAACTTGTAAGGCTCCATAACATAACTTCGTACAAATTGTTCTATTTTACCGCCACTAACTCTGGGTATGATGATTGCAGGTATCTCTCCTGCTATAATTTCCATAGTAGAATTATATCCGCCGTATGTTATGAATATTGCGCTCTCTGTTATGACTTTATATAGATTAGGTATATAGTTAACTATTATAAGGTTACCTTTCTTTCCTATAGGCACTTTACGATATTTATTAGCTACTATAAGTACAAAATCTAAATCTGGATAATTCTTAGCTACTTTTTGTATATCAGCAAAGATAGAAAAACTCTCATCTTTATTTAACCCACAACTTACTATTACTTTATTGTTTTTTCTTTTATGCTTTCGTATATTAGGATTAACTACGTATCCTGTATACACAATTTTACTTTCCAATTCTTTTAATAAATGATCTATTTTATAATGACTAATAGCATCGCATATAATAGGTAGCACTTTAGGATCACCGTGCACTAGTACCTTATCGAGATAATAATCTACGATTATATTCTGTGTTTTAGCTACCCAATCCTGTAAGCCTTTCTGGTGAGGTTCATCCCAAGGAAAATCTCTTATGCTACAAATTATCTTAATACCTCGCTTCTTACATTCATCGAAGAATGTGAATAATTCATAAGCCCATTGGTGCCTACAAAAAGGAAAACCCTCAGACACGACTACGCGTATCTCAGGGTTCTCATTTAAGATGTTAATTAGTTTTTTAATTCTACCCTCTACTAAAGGCGTAGGCATTAGTATCTTAAAGATATTAGCTTGTGTGGTTTCTATATCTTTAACTAATGTATATTCTTTGAAGCAATTTATGTCTAAAGGAGGTTTAAATAAGTGATTAACTAATATACATTTTTCAGTCTTATTAGTTTCTTCAATTATATGCTTAATCCTCATACTATGACCTAATCCGCCATAGTACTGAGTTAAGAATAGAATCATAGGTATTCTATAGTTTTCCTAACAGGTGTAACCTCTAGTACGGGTAAACATTGATTATCTAACATATCTTCTATTAGTTCTTTTACTGTTGTAATTGAGGGATTTTCCTCCCAGAATTCATCAGGGCCTTCTGCAAAATGTATAGTAAATTCATAAGTATTATGTGGCATATTCTGCTGCCTCACATACATCTGGATAACGCTCTTTTAAAATTTCCCAACATTTGTCAGCAATCTCAATATGCTCTTGTTGAGTACCGTTACCTCTACGAAGCTGACAATAATGAATCCAAGAACGTAATGTTCCTGCCATATATACTGTACTTACTGCTAGACCTTCTGGTAATACTGCTCGTGCTTGTTCTTTGGCTATACCCTTAGCTAATGCTTCTCTATAAATCTTTTCAGCAATATGGGTAGAATCATCTTGAGCATCTGCCCACCATTTTTGTAATGCTTCATCGTCTGTATGTACTGAATTTTGTCTATTTTTCATATCCTGAAGTCTAGCAGGTCTACTAGTAAACTCTGTTACTTCTGCATAGCGTTGCGAAAACTCTTGAAAAGAAAAAGACCTATGGCGTAGTACTTGCCTAATTATATCCCTAGTAGACACTATTTTCATAGTTAAAGATACCATCTCAAAAGGACTCCAATGTCCTTCCTTAATAAGAAAACTTAATAGCTTTCCTGCCGTATCTTTATTGCTTTGATTAGCAGGGTTAGATACTCTAGCACAGTAAGCTATAATATCTGCGGAATTTCGTAAGTCTAACCCTTCTTCCGGTACTGTTAAGCCAATTAATTTTACTTGTGCGCTCATTATATTCCTAACCACCTTTTAAATATTTTATTCAATTCTTCTGATTGTATTCTAAGATAAATTAATTCTATTAGTATAGCTATTAATATACATATTATCAATTTACCTTCTATAAACATATCTGTTCCTGCTATAACCCAAATAACTATACCTGAATATATAGCATATAAACCTAAAACATACTTATACTTATTCCATAATTTCTTCAACGTCTCCGCCCTTATTATCTATCAGATTAAGTATTTCATCCCTTGACGGATTAATTCCTACTCTATTTAACTTCTGATGTACTTCTTTTCTCTGCTGAACCCAGCTATTACCTATAGAAGGTATAGTTGACTCTTGTATAGCTTCTGTATAACTAAACTTAACTTGAGGTACTTGATTAAACTTAATTGAAGCTATAGCATTACCAGGATCAATAAATGTTTCAAAGTCATTTATATTGTATATAATAGCATATACCTGATTTCTATAACTGAAATTCATGTAGTTATTCATTACTACTAAGCCTCTATCAACCATATCATTTTTAGATATAATTAAGGATTCGTAGTATGGATTATCTATTTGGATATATATTCCTGTAGGCACTATCTCTTTTGATTGTGGTTTTATAAATATAGTATGCTCAATACAAGCATATACATCATAACTATTATCAAAAGGGTAATGCTGATAAATGCTAAAATTGAGTCTTTTTTCTTGTTCTAGCTTTAACGCAAGTTGACTTTTTTCTATTTTTACGTTAAGTATTTCTGGCAACTTGAGCTAACTCCTCCCAAGCTTCGTCACCCATCTTACCTGCCCTAATAGCAGCTTCATGATAGTCTTTAAGACTCACTAATTGTTCATTATGGCGTAAGGTATCAATACCATTATTTAGGTTTTGAATGAACTTTGAACTTTTATTAATAGGTAATGCGCTAATTAGGTTATCTAATGTTTTATATTCTCTAGCTAAATCCATAGAACGCTTATCCCCGATGCCCTCGATACCAATAATATTATCGCTTTTATCTCCGGATATGATACGAGCAAGTCTATACTCATCAGGAGTTAAGTCAAACTGTTCTACTAAGGAATCCACTGTGATTTCCTTTCTAGAATAGATGTTAAATATACTAACATCATCTTCTACTAATTGATAAATATCCTTATCGCTTGATACGATCCATGTATGTTCGTACTCGTCCGCTAAGTTTTGAGCAAAGAAGGTTATTAAATCATCGGCCTCAACACCGCGATATTTATAAGATTCTTGTGAGATATTATCAGGTAACGTATTAAGACAGCCGAAGAAGTTCTCATAGCGTTCTACTTCTTCTGGGTCTGTTGGTTTTTCTCTTGTACCTTTATACGAGTCTAAGAGTTCCATTCGGTAATAACTCTTACCAAAATCAAAGCATACAATTACTCTTATAGCGTTATAGCTGTTAGCTAAGCTACTAATTGTTCTATCGTAATCTTCAGAAAACGTTCCGTGATTATTTCTTCTCAGCCATCTATAGGCTAAGTTATTACCATCTATAAGTAATAAATTTTGCTTCAACGTGCTTACGTTTTCTACTTCTGCTAGGTCGTTCCAGCCTTTTGACATATTAACTCCAATATAATTTCTAATTTATGATAATATTATTATATTATATTGTTAAGCTTTAAGCAAGTTAAATTAAACTTAAAGTCCGTAGGCTACTTTAGCACGTGGAAGCCACTGGTCTAATAGGGCTATCTTAAATTTATGTCCATGAGCTTGTATAGTGAACTCGTTTTCACAAGAAATCTTGTCACAACTCCAACTTACAAAATCTTTACTCCTGTCCCATTTAAACATTAAGACAGGAATCTTCTCAGTACCAAAGTATTCATTAACTTCGGCAGTTTCTCTAAGAGTCTGTTCCCAGAACATATATATATCATTACTTTTGGCTGTGAGTAAGTTTTTGAACTCTATTTCTTTATAGTGCTTAGCTTCAATTACAAAAGGAAATTCCCTTAGAATTTTAGGCACGTATAAGTCCCCCTTAAGACCGGGCAATGCGCCACTAAGGGGGACTCTTTTAACGTCTAAGCTTAATTCTTTACTCAAATACTTAGCTAATTTTAGTTCGTAAGCTGAACCTTTTATTTTACTTGGGTTGGCGATTTGCCTAACTCTCTTTTTTAAGTACTTCTCTTTTCGCTAATAGATAGTCTTTTACCATTCCACTTCTAACAACGTCTTCAATGTCAAACTCAATATAGTTAAAGTAGTCTTCCATTCTTTCTATAATATCTAGGAACTTAAGAACATCTTTCTTTTCTTTGTGACCTAAATCACTCTGCTCATAATCACCACTAAAGATGATCTTGGCATCTTGTCCTAGCCTAGTAATAATAGAGTCAAGTTCGTGAAAATTTAGATTCTGGAACTCATCTACTATTATAATAGCGTTATCTAATGTTAAACCTCTAACATAAGAAGTAACTAAGAATTTGATTTTGTTTTGGCGCTTAAGAATCTCATAGGGATTTTCAACACCATCGAACATAAAGTTACATAACTGTATGTAAGGCATTTCATACTCTTTTACCTTATCGTCTAAGTCACCTTTTAAATGCCCTAAACTTCTTGTCGGTACAGCACTTCTAATAATATAGATAGTGTCATACTGAGATTTACTACTTAATACTCTTTGCAATGCAAGATACATAGCTAATAAGCTTTTACCTGTCCCTGCTAGTCCATGTAATACTAAGTGATAGTCATTAAAAGTTTTGTATACTTCTCGTTGTGCTGGCGTCAGCGGTTTAATATCTTTTAGGCTGTGTAAACCTATACTATTGGCTTGTTTTTTCATAAAGGGTACGTACTTCCTTATAGCCGCCTATTAATTTACCATAATCATCTAGTATGATAGGGACGGTCTTCATATTATAAGTTACTATAAGATACTCTCTTTGGTCTGCTGAAAGTTTGCCTATATCTACATAGTTATAAAGGCAATTATAGTAAGTTAGTAATTCTTTAGCTTTGTCACAAAAAAGGCAGTCAGATTTTCCGTAAATTGTATGGTGCATTAAATAATCTCTCTTATGAGCCATCCTTTTAATGGCCCTCTGGTTGCAGTATTTCCTGTATTCTGAATTTTTCTCATGGTAGCGTAAGAAAATCCTCTATCAATACAGAATTGTTTTAATCCCCCAACAATTATATGTTCTTCTTGGGTTGGAGAGGTAACTAAGTATTTTTTGGCGTTAGGATTACTTTTACCATCATACTTTCCTATTTTTGCTTTACTCATTTTTTCAATAGCTTCTTTACTATGAGTTCTACCATACATAGGGTTATTTATGCCAGTAACGCTATCGCTTATTTTTTGTTTGGTAGCACTAGTGTGGTTAGAAGGACCATAACCACCCGCATCAATTTGTAACTGTCTTTTCTTTTCTATGATGCTTTCTGCTCTGTCTCCGTATATCTCTTTATAGGACATGCCTTTAAGGTTAGGAGGTCTGTTATCTTCACATACGTTTGTTAATATACCTTTTTCTTCGTACCCTTTTCTACCATAAAAAGCTATTAAGATTTTTTCTGCGTCATAAGCCTGATCTTCGTGCTCATAGTATTCTACTATTCTAACTTCTGGAATTAATCCTTTTGCTTTTATAGATTGAATCTTGTTGTGCTTATATTGATTAGTAATTTTAGTACTATTTATATGGCTAAAAGCCCTATTTCCTGTGCCTTTGCCCACATAAAAGGGTACTTTAGTTAGGGGGTCAAGTAACTCATATACGTAAAAATCCTTCATTATTAACTCTCTCTTTTGGTATAAATGTATGATACATAATACCCTCTTCAAAAGGAGTTGGGTCTATATATTGAGTATTATAATACCATATTGAGTGATATATACCAATAGATT